TCAACCAAAGCAGCCTAGCATTTTCTAACACTCTAGCCTCATCTCCTTCATAAGCAAGCACACAAGCTGTGTACATTTCTTCTTCAGAGATTGCTTCGGATAAAAGTTTTTCTGATTTAGCAGGACCAATGCCTTGTAGTCCAATGATATTATCAGCAGCATCGCCTGTCAATATTTGTTTGTAAAAAGAACGCATGCCTTCTTCGTAAGTAACATGATATCCATTCTTCTTTACAAAGTTGTAGTGCCAACCAGCTATCTGATCTAAGTCTTTATCTACAGAAGCTATCACACATTCTTCTTTAAGAAGAGTTGCTTCAATAGCTATAGCATCATCTGCTTCTTGTCCTTCGATAACGACAGCACCCCACTCCTTCACCATGTGTTGGCGCAGGGCAGGGAGATGCTCAGGTTTAGGTGCTGTTCTATTACCTTTATAAACAGCAGTGGTTGCTATGTTGTTCCTGAAGTTATTCTTTCCTGTGAGAAAGAGTTTCCACTGGCTTACATAGCAACCATCAAAGGTGTTGTCCACACCACACGTAAGAATGTCAGCAATATAACTGTTAAGAGTAAACTTAGCAGTGGTTATACTTTCATCCTTACATGCAAAAGCGATGCGATATCCTATGATATCGGCATCAACTAAGGCTATCATTACAGAACGTCTTCATCGTCCGCAGAGATACCACCAGCACCTGAGTATTCAACCAAGTCAGTGACAACCAGCTTGATCAAAGAGGCGCTAACACCCTTTTTATTTTTATATGTCCAAGAGTATGTACCAACCAAAGCCTTAGCCTTGCTTCCATTGCCAATGTCTTCAGTGATTTCATCACCATCAACATCGAATGCTTTCATTGGTTTGTTCTTAGACTTACAGGTAATATACTTACCCATGTCAGCCTTCTTCTCACTGTCTTGATTAACAGACAGACCCATTTCTTCCAATGCTTCTGCTGCTGCATCAGACAAGTTACACAAGTTAACTTGATAAGCACCGCTCATCTCATTCATCTTGTTCAATTGCGCCCAATAAATGTCGCACTTAATCTTCAACTTCTTTCTTTCGTCAGTCATTTCAATTTCCTTTATCAAAATCCACCAGTAACGTCAGTGGCAATCACGCCAATTGTTGCCAATCTTTCCTTCGGCATCAACAGGACATCTAAATTGTAACACTTCTCCTGCTTTTGTTGCAGCTTTTTCTATTATATCTACAGCCTGTTGTGCCTGAGATACATCTACTTCCCATTGTGTTTCATCATGTACAAAAGCTACCAGCTTTGCATCTATGTTAGCTTCGTTCAAAGCCTTCGTAGATTCTATCAACCATTGCTTAGCCACCACTGCACCAGCGCATTGAAGCAAAGTGTTTAAGGCAGCATGCTGTGATCTTATCCACAATATTCTACCATCAAGGCCGGGCAATTTTCCATTACCACCTATCTTGTTTATCTTATCCTTCAGCTTCTTTAAAGCTGGAGTATTCTCAAGAAAGTTTTCAATAAGCTTCTTACCCTTTGTTGGAGATACACCAGCAGTGATTCCAATCTTAGCAGCACCAGCACCATACAACATTGCATATGTCATAGTCTTTGTTTGATTACGAAACTTCTTGTGCTCACTATTACCATCATCCTTTGCTGTGCCTTTAGGAACAAGCCCAAAAGCTTGGCAGTTCTTCCAATGGATATCACCCTTCAAGAGTTCTTCTTGCCACTCTAGATCACGCATGTAATGGGCTAGGCAGCGCAGTTCAATACCACTCAAGTCCACACCCACCTGCACCTTTCCTTTAGGCACAGTCCACATCTCTCTGCACTCAGCACCATAGGGATTACCTACGGCTGGAACCTGTGCCATGTTAGGGCTACTGTGTGTACACCTACCTGTCACTGCACCATTGGTAATCACTCTGCCATGCACTCTGCCATCAGGTTGTACAAGCTCAAGCCAACTACTAATCTGTGCTACACGTTTCTGTAGCATAAGATATTCAGCAACAAGCTTTGCTTCAGGAAGATCAATACCTTCAAGCACTGTTTCATCCACAATGATGTTGCCCTTCTCTGTCTTCTTGTTGAACACAACACCTAATCCTTGTAGACGTTCAGCTATTTGCTGTCTGCTTGCAGGATTGAAGATGGTAACTTTATCTTTCAATTGCTTACCTGTCTTATCAGACCAGCGTTGTTCAACAATAGGCTTGAATGTTTGTTGCATCTGTCCTTCAATGTCAGCCATGCGTCCACTAAGCTCAGCCTGTAACAGCATAGCCTTGCGCTCATCAAGCATGAAGCCTGTGTCCTCCATCTTCTTACAGACAAAAGCCACTTCGTGTTCAAGCTGTATGCTCTTAGCACTGAAGCCTTCATCAGCCATCACTTTAGTTAGATGTATGTGTAGTCTTCTAAGCAGCAACACATCTTGCTCACAATACTGAGCCATCTCTTCAGACCAACCAGCATCAAAGTCTGTGAAGCTAATCTTGTGCTCTCCCAAACGAATGCCCCATGCTTCAAGGCTGTGCAGTGATGGTGCTCTCTGTCCTTCAATACAAACCATTTCAATGTCAGGCTTATATAGTCTAGACATAACAAGTGTATCAACTAGCTTGCTTGGTTGAATGACAATGCCCCACACCTTCTGCAACACTGGTGCATCAAAGCCAATGATGTTGTGTCCACACACTTCATCATCGCCTATATATTCAAGCAACCCTTCGGGATTTCTCCAACGTGTAAGCACACCATCTTTCATAGTTACACAAAGCCATATAGTGTCATGACTTGTGTTTGTTTCTATGTCAAGATAGATCACAGTGCCTCACCTTCCTCTTCAATATATTCCAACATCCTACCAGTGTGTTTGTTATAAAGCAAATTACCAGCGGGTCCTGTGGTTCCACTGAACCTGTTCTTAAGTACACGAACCTTAGTCATGTTGCGTACCTGTTCTTCTTCTGCTTGACCATTACGTTCAAGACCAATCACCATGTCACTAAGCTGAGCAATGGAGCCACTGCCTCTGAGTTGTGCCAATGAAGTGACAGCACCTTCTTCATGTCCCTTATCAGAGGGACGCTTCAAGTGGCTAACAATAACGAGAGCTATGTTTGTTTCTTGTACAAGCATACGAAGCTTGGTCATGATTTCATCAATGGCTTTGCGCTCATCACCACTCTCTTGTGCAGACACAATGATTGATACGTGATCAAGAAAGATGTACTTGCAGCTAAGACCTTTAGCCATGTAACGAACACGATTGATAATGTTATCTGTTGATGTGCTTCCGAAGTGGTCAAACAAAAACAATCTACCAGTGCCTAACGTATTATCAAAAGCTCTCTTACGTTCTTCCTCACCCACCTCATTGTCAGGCAAGTGCAATGGAACATTAGCTGCAAGAGACATGATGGATAAGCCTGTCTTACGAATGCTCTCTTCCAAGAACATAAGACCAATGTTGTCCTCTGTCTTCTGTACTATGTGCCACACAATTTCTCTAAGTACTTGACTCTTACCCAATCCACTACCAGCAGTGATGGTTACCAGTTCACCAAAGCGCATACCATAGGTAAGTTCATTGAGTCCTTGCCAAGGATAGAAGCAATCTGCTGGAGCCAAAGGCTTAGACATTTCATCCCACAAAGTGGAGCCAGAGACAATACCATCTGGAACAAACTGCTCAGCCCTCCACCATCTGTCTACAAAGGCAGCTTCTTTGCTTTCAGAAAGCCAATCACATGCGTCTTTGTAATCAGGCAAAGGCTTGAACACCTTGCACTTGCTACCAAAAAGTTCAGCCACTTCCTTAGCTGCTTTAACTCCATGCTCATCACCATCAAAACATACTATGATGTTTTCAAAACTGTTGATGTATTCATAATGTTGCTTGCAATCTTTCAATGCAGAGCCAGCACCATTACGTATAGACACAACAGGATATTTAGATCCTGTCATTTGGTATGCAGCCAGTGCATCAAACTCACCTTCCACCAGTGTGAGATAGCGTCCACCAATGGGAAACAAATGCTGCCCAAACAATGTACCCTTACCCCATGCACCAGCAGTGGAGAAAGATTTTTCTTTTGTGCTTCTAACTTTTGCAGCTACAAGCTGGTTGTCCTTATCGTGATAGGGAAAATATAAATTGTTGTCACACTTAACAACACCATACTTATCCATTGTTGCTTTGGTAATGCGTCTGTCAGAGACAGACACTGATACACCTTCTCTATATTGTTTAAGAAAAGATATGTCTTTCACTTCTGTTTCTTCTGCAAGCATTGTGTGTGTTTCCTCTGAGGCGATGGTTGATGGCGTGAATGTATTACATACAAAGCACTTGGTTGACGTGTCATCATTTATTGATAGCCCATCTGAGCTACCACAAGTGTGACAAGGTTGATGTGTTTTTATAAATTTAGTTCCCACTCCACTCCTTTGTAACTTATATCATGAGTTTTCAATACAGCAGTGTATCCATCTAAAAGCCTTTGCATTCTGCTGTTGTGTAATGCTGTGATACCAATAATCATATTGGCTTGTTCATCCTCTGTCATAGGTGTTGGTCTATCCATCCATGCCCACAACAAAAGATCAAGGTCTTCTGATGTACTCCATGCTTGCATGATGAGGGTTTCAAGTTCATGAAACTGCATTTGGTTTTCCTTTACATGAATGTTGTTTAGCTTCTTCTTCAACAAGAAATACTGTTGAGCATTTGCAACAACGCCAAGCAATACTCTCTACCATTATAGTTTCTTTTCTTCCGTAGACACCACGCATCTTTCCAAAGAGTGTTCTTATTTTTTCAATCATGTTCTCTTCCCCAACTCAACATCAATACATATACCATCTATCCTAATACCCTCAAGCCTGCCTCTTTCTATTTGGCTTGCCACTTCTCTGTCACACACTCT